TGGCTGCTCTGGCTGCTCTGCAGGATTGTCATCACTCACCTGCTCGGCATAGCCTTTTTTGATCAGCTCGCGCCCGTGAAGCTCCTGCGTTTCGAACAACTCGCCGTCATTCACCACCCGGCTACCGAACAAGATCGGTACAAGTGCTTTAACTTTCATGGGTATCTCCTTGAAAGCGGCCCGAGGGCCGCTATGCGGTGCGGATAATTAGCCGCCGGTTGGTGGGGTTGGCACGGTGAATGCACCGGTAACAAACGCTTCAGGTCGTTTGACCGCCAGCGCCACACGCTCTTCGCAACGAATCGAGATCATGTTCTTCTCGAAGTCGTCGGCGTTCTCGGTACTGATCACCACGTTTGCATCTTCACGATCAAAGAGCTGTGCGCCCGCACTGAATGCACCGGTCAGGAATTTACCCAGGAACGCCGCAGACTCCGTCGCGACAACAGGCAACCCCCAGAGAGTAGGGCCAACAAGCGCTGACGGATTGGCGAGGATATAGCGGCCCAGAGTATCTTTGGTCAGCTCAATCTTGGCCCAGTCGGTGAAGTGCAGCACATGCCCGGTGGCAGGGAAGCGCGCCAGTTGGGCCTGTAACATTGCCAAGCGCAGATCGTCAATGCCGTTTTGCATCGCGACTTCAAACGCCGCCTTGTACTTCGAGGCCTGCGGCATGATGCCTTCCAGGTGTGCGCCAGTGCCGTCACCGAAGAGAATCTCCTGCTCTTCTACATACTTCAGGCCGTAACGCATCTCTGCATCAATGGTCGATTGCAGCTGTGCGAAGTCATCCAGAATCTGCTTGGAGGCTTTAAACATATGGGCCAACGTGCGAACCGGCGTGATCTTTTCAGCAAATTGGATATCGCTGTACGGCTTCGTGGTATTTTCAGGAACGGCGGCGGCCTTGTTGGTGAAGCCGGTTTGTTGCACCCAATAAATCGTGCTGGAGCCGGTGGTGCCTGGTGCGATCAGGTCGCGAATAAACAGACGTTGTTTCGGCGCGGTATCAATACCCGGCAGGCGTTGCGGGGCCACGATCTGCCCAGGAACATCGGTAGAGATCAGTGTCGCGTTAACCGGAATGCTCAGCCGCTGAGAGGCCTGAATACCAGAGGCAAAGTCTTTCAGCGCTTCTGCCGAAATCACCTGCTGCCCGACCGATTGAACCACTTCAGCCGCGCGGTTCAATGGCATTTGCGCCACATGCTGCTCCAGCTCACCCAACCCAGCCTTCAGCGTTTTTTCTGCCTCTTTCAGGGCGTTCAGTTCGGTCGCCATTTTATCAACGCTGTCCTTCGTCGCTGCGGACAGCTCGCCTGATTTTTTCGCCTCTTTCAGGGCGTCTTCGGCCTTGGCGTTAAATTTGCTGGTTGCATCTTCGATAGATGCGGTGACTTTTTTCAGAATCTCATTAACTTCAGACATAATTTCTCCAAATAATTAGCACGCCGCGCACAGCCCGCTTAATGCGGCGTTCAGCTTGGCAAGGATTTCAGGGGATGGTTCGGTAGCGCTCGGCTTACCCGTAGGATCGGTAACAGCGCTCGGCGTGCTACCTGTTAAGGCTTTCAAAAGTTTTCGGCGTTCTGACCGAGGGGTATTAGCCTTGGCCAGTATGGAATCCAGCTTGCGCAATGCTGCCGCCGGTGAGTCTTCATCACTGCTTACCGCATCGGATGACAACAGGCTATCGGCCAGCCCTTTCTCGATGGCATCACTGCCGCCGATGTAGCTTTCGCCGTCCATCAACTGCTTGACGGTGTCGCTATCGAGTCCGGAGCGGGCGGAGTAAATATCCGCCATTGCGTTATCGAAAGGTTCGAGGTACTCCACCATAGCAGCAAAGTCATGACGATTACCGATCGCCACCACCCAGCAGTTATGGATCATCAGGAAAGCACCGCGGCCAATTTGAATCTCGTCACCGGCCATCGCAATGATTGAGGCTGCGCTTGCAGCCAGCCCCAACACTTTTACGGTTACTTTGCCCTGGTACTCTCGCAGCAGGTTGTAAATCGCCAGCCCCTCAAACATGTCCCCGCCCGGCGAGTTAATGTTTACGGTAACGTCAGCTCCATTCATTGAGCGCAGCGCACCGGCGATCCGTTTCGCTGTAACGCCTTCGCCCCAGTAATCCTGGCCGATAACGTCGAACACCGAGATAGAATTGTCGTCAGAGGCAGCGGCCTTTAGACCGCCATTCCATCTTTCGAGCGCCGAAGGCAGCGGCTCACAGGTAACGCCCGCGCAGGGTCGCCCCGCCGGTGCGACCGGAAGTCGTTTTTTTGTCATGGGGAATTGCTCCTACGCCGCTTTTTTCAGCGGTGACTGGTCTTCATGAATATCGGGGAAAAGATAATTATGCAGCCGGGTGATAGCGCCAGCCTGAGCGCCGAGATTGTTCTGTTTCAAGTCCTCAAGCGGGGTCAGGTTAAGCTGCACGGTATAGATTTCACCGCCAGGAATTGGCGGCAGGTTTTCAAGTCGGCGAACGTCGTTGCGACTCATCCAGCCATTCTGCAGAGCGGTGGTGTAGTACGCCGCACGGCCAACACTGTCGGCACGCAATAAACCTTCCACCGAGAACTCTGCAAAGTAATCTTCATCGCTATCGAGCAGGCAACGTGAGATTTCTTGCTCGATGTTCACCAACAGTGGGCGTAGCGTGTTGGTCAGGAAAATCAGGTTCATCCCTTCAACACTCGATGCCCAGCTACTTTGCTTCGTCACATGCCCCACCATGAAAGGCGGCACCCGGAACCAGCGGCAGATTTCCTCAATGCTAAAGGCTCGGCTCTCCAGCATCTGCGCGTCTTCAGGATTCATTGTGACATTCTGGTACGATAAATCCCCCTCCAGCACCATCATTTTACCGGCGTTTTTTGAACCGGCGAATGCAGCTAAGTATTGGCGCAGACGCTCTCGCTGCTCTTTATTCAGCGCAACTTTCGAACTGATGTATCCTGACGTTTGCAGACCGTTTTCAAAGATTTTTGCTGCCGACTCATCAACAGCCATCGCCGCCCCAAACACGTCACGGCCCGAACTCAGCGGCATCATGCCGCAGACACCATCCAGACCAAAGCCGCGAATGTGCATCATCCGGTCTACCGGTATCACGCGCTTTTTGCCGTCCTCGGTGTAGGTGTACTGCAACTGCCCGGTATCCAGACGTTTAACCACCATGTTTTGAGGCAACAGCGGATTAAGCGCCACCAGTTTTCTGCCAATCATTTTTTTCTCAATGAAGGCGTTTCCCCGCAAACAGATGCTGGCCACCACCATCAACATGAACCGGGACGGCGTCATTTCGAGGTTAGGACGGCGGCACAACACCTGGTATGCCGGGTGATCCTGCGCCAGCTTACGAGAACCATCCGCCTCACGACGATAGACTTTCATCGGTAAAGTGGAAACCGATTCGCTGAGTAACCGAATGCACGCCCATACAGCGGAGAGCTGCATAGCCTTGTCGGCAGTGACCACCTTGCCGCTGCTGCTGGTGCCGAACCATTCTTGCCAGAATGTCCCGGTAGTGAGACTGATAGGAACACCCAGCCAATTTAAAAGGGCGCTTTTAACGCGCCCAGGTTGCTTGTTTTTGCCCATCAGATACCTACCATGATCGGATCATCGAAAAAGCCATCAATATCGCCGTCATCCTCAACAACGCCGTCAGCAGCACCGACGGCCATCGCCAGCCCTACTACGCCATCTATGCGGCCATTACTGCGCCGCTTGCTGAATACCCGGTTACCGCTTTTATCTTCTTCAATAACCGCGTTTGCCGCGTTCCAGCGCAGACAAGGATTAAACAGGATGGTGATTTCTTTCTCGGTGATGAGTTGCTCGAGCAGCTCGATTGAGTGCGGCATCCACAAGCCAGACTCCGCCGATTTGCCGAAGCCTTGCCCATGAGGAACCAACGGAACGGTCACCCCTTCATCCAGCAATTCAGGCTCGAGATAATCCATGTGATAGCGGTCGAAGGCGATCGACCGAATATCAAAGAGTGCCGCCAGCTCGGCGATCCGTTTAGAAACGAAGCCGTAATCGATAGCGCTGCCCTTTGGCGCGTGCAGGTACTTTTCACGCACCCAGGAATCATATGGAACGCGGTCATTTCTGGCCCTGTCATGCAGCGTGTCGCGCGGCGTCCAGAACTCCACCAGCGCCGTCTTAATGCGCGGGAAATACAGCCCCAGAGCTGTCAGGTCGCGCTTGCCGGACAAGTCCAGACCGCCAAAACACTCTTCCCCTTTCAGGCTTTCGATATCGAATGTTTTTTCACATGCCATCCAGATATCGCCACCGATCCACGGGTTTTCAGCATCCACCCACTCACAGAAATTAAGGCGCCTGACCAGGCTTTCTTTTGACGGCATGCCTCGCGCATCTTCCACCTGCTCGCGTAAATATTCAGGTTGGAACGTATGCCCCATTGAGGGGTTGGCTTTTGCCCAGCAGGACTCATCCTTGAAAGGATCGTCACCCTCATCCAATGAGCAGATGAACGCAAAGAAGGCATCGTTAACTTTCTGACCGGCGGCTAGTTGTTTGCCGTACTGGTGGTACTCGTAGCAGACGCTGGTTTTATCGTGACCGCTGTTTGTGATCATGAAGATGAGCGCTTGTCTGCGGCCTTTTGTCCCGGCGCGCATCATCTCAACCACTTTGTTGTCTTTGTGCTCATGCACCTCATCAATGAGGCAACAGTGCGGACGCGGCCCTGATTGCCCGTCATCAGAACTGATCGGACGGAAGAAGGAACCCGTTTGTAAAAATGCCAGGTTCCATTCTTTACCGGCCCCGCCGGAGGGATCGATACGTTGGGCCAGCGCCGGGGACTGATTCACCATCGCCACCGCATCACGAAACAAGATCATCGCCTGGTCTTTTTTCGTGGCTGCTGCATAAACTTCAGCACGCGGTTCTTTGTCCGCTACGAGGCAGTAAAGGCCAATCCCTGCGGATAATGGCGACTTGCCAGAGCCTTTGCCTGATTCGATATATGCCGTTCTGAATCGACGCGTGCCGTTTGCTTTTTTCCAGCCAAACAGTGAGCCAACAACAAATGCCTGCCATCCAAGAAGGACGAAAGGCGCTCCTTCATGTTCGCCGCCGTTCAACTTCAGCACCTTGGCAAAGAAGTCAACCACACGGCCAACAGCATCAACATCCCAATACAGCCCCCGGCTTTCACCTTCGGCTAAATCATTAAGGTGACGTTTGCAGGCGTTTCGGATATCAGGCCCGGCGATAATTCGCCCTTCGGTAACGTCCAGCGCATATTGCGTGGCTGGATCAGGTGCCGAAGAATTCGGCGAGCGGGTCTTCTTCTTTCTCTCCACCATTTACTTTCACCTTTGACCTGGCGGCAGGCGTCAGACCAAACTCCACCAAATAACTTTTGAAGCGGCGATCGGCGTCTGCCAGCATGGCAACCGCAGGGTTAGCCTTAATCAAAAAGCCCCCCTCCGTTTTAACTGTATAAGTTCGGCCCTCGTCGGCGATCGTGTTGCGCAGTTGCAATATATCGGCGTAAATATCGCAGAGCCGCTCAAGCGCAAAAGTATCGGCAACGGTCAGAACGCCCATGCCGTCGAGCAGCACAGTCATTTTTCCCCAGGCCGTTTTCCCCCAGTCCGTCAGGTGCGAAGGTGGGCTGGGAATTTCTCTCGCCGGTTGCGGCTCTTTATCATTAAGTTTACGTTTGCCCGGATTGCCGGTGACCACCTTGAGGTGGGACGGTTTCGGGCGTCGTCCTGCCATCGGAACCTCCCAGAAAAAAACTTTTCATTTCGCGGTTGTGCGCACAAATGACAAGCGGCGGTCTTTAAGGGCGAGAGGGGTGAACTCTTACCCCGCCCCTCCCCACCGCGTTCAAACGCCGCTGTCAGCGGTTCCAGTGCGACGCAGGGTCAAGCGGCAGGCCGTCGGGCGAGCACCCTATTACCTTGCCGGTCTTCTCCATACGTTGCTTTGTGGAGTCGTGGTGTGGCTTACATAAGCCCTGCCAGTTCTTGCGGCTCCAGAACAGGTGTTGAGCCTTCTTCATTTCCTCGGGCGTCTTCGCTTCTTTCATGCGGTGCGGCACGATGTGATCCACCACCGTTGCTGGCTCAATACGCCCCATCTGCTGACACATGGCACACAGAGGATTCTCCCGCAGGAACACAAGCCGTTCGGCTTGCCATTTGCTGCCGTAGGGTTTCTTGTTACTCATGTTCATTCCCCAGATAAAAGGCCACCAACCCGCTGAAGCTGGTTGATTGATTTCGGTGCAGTTCATCACGCAGCAGCCTCAAAAAGCTGCTCTGTGATGAAATTCCCATATATCTATTTCCACTATTGTTTTATTAATTAATAACCCCATATCCTATGGGCCAAGTACATTTAAAATCACACAAAAGGACATGATATGACCCCCACAGAAAAACTAACCTTGCTCATGATGTGCGACCTATTTGATCATTTAGAGGTGAATGGAGAGATTGATTCTTCGATAGTTCGTGAAGCTGTGATTAGTGGCAATGTCTGGGCTATTGAACGCAAATACCCCATGCTGTTGTCTGCAGAGGATGTATCAAAAGACGTTCAGAAAAAAGTTGATGCAGCATTATCTGCATATCGCAACTTAAGCAATTCACTTCGTAAACTTACATCTGACGAATCAAACGAGCTAAAAAACAAGCACAATATTAAAACTCATGAACACGCGATTCAGTTCCCAGGTTACGATGGTAACAATGAATCGGAATATTTAAGCGTGACCTCAATGCTTGGTACGCTAGGCTTATACGCTGAACAACAAGAGATCGATAAGAACTCGCATGAGGAAAATGCGGGCAAATACCTCAAGTTGACTTCTGCTCTTGAAGTTCTAAAAAAAGCCGGTCATGACGTAAATAAATTGGATAAGAGTCACCTGGATGAAATATTGTCCCTGTGCCCAACTTTTTATGAATAATATTAATAATAACTTTTAGTTAAAAAATTATTAATAACACTATAGGTGGCATTCACTGGATGCCACCTGTAATGCTATTGTGCTACCCGACTATCAGCGAAAATACTCGATAGCTAGCTTCTGCCCTTCTGGCGTCAGGTATGTAAAATAATCCTCACCCCCAAACGAGGTGGTGGTATGCCTAGTTTCTGCAAGCCCCCGCTCTCTTAGCTCTGCCGCGCCGCATTTTGACGGCAAGTCACCAGAGGATAGGGCGCCACGGAAAAAAAGTGCGTGCATTACATCCCTAGCGTTCCCAGGTAATTCTTTATTTCCCACTTGTTGTCCTCCCGGCGGCTTCCCGCCATTGGTTCAGCGTGGCCACCTGGCCAGCGCAGATTGCTAAGGCTGTTTGCAGCGCCAGCGCGTGGCTGCCGATATCCCCCCAAGTATCACCCTGCAGTTTTGGTTGCTCGCAGGGGGTGAACACCGATTCAGGGGGAAACAGCACGAGCGGCGCCGGCGGTTGTGGTGTCCGTTCCGCGCAGGAGGCCAAGAACAGCGGGAGGAGCAACGCGGCGGGCGCACTCGTCATTTTTAATGGCATCCTGATATTTCCTCTGGTAGTTTTCGCCCTGCTGGCGCAGCTGCTGCTCTCTCCGTTGCTGTTCTGCCATCATTGCGCGATTACGGGCGTCATCCGCGCGCAGTGTGGTGATCAGGCCTGCCTGCTGCGCCAGCATCTTTTCCTGCTGCTTTACCTGCTCACTGGCCATTACTGCGTTGCCATGGAAGTAAAACGCCAGCCTGCCGGCGACAATTAGCGCCACCAGCAGCAAGCCGATAGCCATTGTTCGAAAGCTGAATGATTTTCCCATTTATGCGCCACCGGTCATATTTCGTTCAATCAAAGCTGATATAATCGCGTAGCGATTACTTTTGCATCCGAGCATTACTCCCCCAGTTGCAGATCTCGCGTTCAACCTCACGCCGGTTAACCAACCCCTTCCAGACCTTGCCACCAGCTTTATTCCAACGCCTCATTTCGTCACAGGCGCCACGGCTGTCGCCAGCATTAAGCTTTTTCAGCAGCGTGGATGACTCGAAGGCCTTAACGCCGACGTTGTAGCTGAAGCTGATCAGCGCCGCTTTCTGGTATTCGCTGGCTGGCACCTTCACAGAGCGTTCTACAGAACGGGCGAAAGGTACCAGGTCTTTATCCAGTATCGCCTTGCACTCAGCGTCTGTGTACGTCTTGTTGGGGATGATGTCGGCGCCAGTGTGGCCGTAACAAACCGTGAGTACGCCAGCAACATCGCGATAAGGCTTGTACTCCAATCCCTCCAGCGAAGGGATCAGAACGGCAGCAATCGCCATAGCACCACCACCAGAAGCGGCAAGCAGCTTATTTCGCAGGCTGGAGTTCATGTTAGATTTCCTTCGGGGCTTTTTGGCTAAGGTCGGCGATCACTCGGGCGGTCGCCGAAGGATTACTGGCGTGGGTTTTGGTCAGAATGTCCTGCAGTATCTTCGTGCGCTTCATCTGCTCACGCTTGTTGAGCCTGTAGGTCAAGACACCCAGGACAATGCTGAATGCAACGCCAATAATGAAGCCCCAGTCCTGTAGTGACAGGCTGGCGAAGAAGGCCGCAAGACCAGCGCTACCGTAGGTAGCGTTACTGTATCGCTCGTCCATCTTCATGATCTCCACCTCCCGGTTATCGGGCTGTGCTGTAGTAAAACGAGAAAAGCCGAGCATTAGCTCAGCTTTTGAATTATTTGCCTGTTATTTTTCCACCTCAGGCGGCAGTGGTATCTTGGTGGTTCTCACACAACCAAGAGGGAAATACGCATGGCATCATTCACTGTTCGGGTAGAACTTCATAAGGCAGAAGCTGAAGATTATGAAAATCTTCATGAAAAAATGGAGGCCAAGGGTTACTCGAGAGAAATCACATCATCTGATGGGATTAGATATAAGCTTCCAGATGCAGAATATGTTGCCGATAAAAATATGACAGCATCACAAGTGAGAGATGAGGTTGTTGAAATATCCAGCAAAGTTAAATCTAACCCGGGTGTTTTAGTTACAAAGTCAGAATCCCGCGCATGGCGGTTGACTCAGCTATAGTCTTGCCCGTTTTGTTTAACTGTATCGCTACACACTTCTGGAGCGTCATCATGATGCTCCATTGCAATAAACGCAGCAGCCACAGTTTCACCAGCCAGTTTTGCCGACGCTGAATTTACGCCATTGCGGATAACCGCGCAAAGCGCCTCGCGTGCACGGTCTTTAGATGATTCAGGAAGCTCAGAAAATTTCATCGTTAACTCCAAGATGTGGGGATCAGCCACCAGCCGTAAACGATTTGGCGATACGGGGTGTGCCAAGTGTGTGTCGGATGTTGGCTGGGGCTGAAAAAGAAAAAACCCCGCCGAGGCGAGGTTTTGAAAGTTGATAAGCTACGTCACTACGTAACCACTCTTATCAGACTAAAACACAATTTGCGGACCGCGTTAGCTTTTTCTCATAAATATTTTCACGTTCAGTTTCCAGGTCCATCTCCAGGCTGATATCCAACATCGACAAGCACCCTTCTATGAAGTTTTCCCCCATCTGCAACCCTATCCTAATCAGCTTTTCGTCCTTCTTGAATGCTCTGGCTATAGCGCGCTTCTGCATGTTGCAGACATAGTGAAGCACCACGAGCTGAAACTCATCTGGGCGACGGCGCTTCAACTGAGCCATGCATCCTTCAATGACCAGACCATCATCATCGCAACACGACAGGCGTGATTTCCCTGTCTGTGGCAACAATCCCTTAAATCCTGCCGCTATCGGTGAATAATCCACCCCGCTGTTGTCACCTGATGCCCAACCGCCCCAACGCTCTAACACTGCCTGAATATCTCTCATGCTTTTTCTCCAGGCGTCTGGCCCGCATGCCAGCTCGCCTATTACTCCACACTTATGAAATGGCGCCGATCGATAACGAGTGGTCGATGAATCTGAACCACAGTTCGATCTGAGTGCCGTGCTCTTCCTCCCACCGTGACATGTCACGATGCAATTCATCGTGATGCTTTCGGCAAAGTGGGATGGTAAAAAAATCGTGTGCCTTGGTTCCCATGCCACCCTGTCCGTGGCCAATGATGTGATGGGGGTCGTCCGAGGGTGATCCGCAGCATGCGCATGGCTGAGACTTAACCCAACGGGTAAACTTCTCACTGGTCCAGCGCTCACGTTTTGGAATCTTAAATAACGCCTTTGGCGGGGCCGGATCGATAACCAACGTTTTGGCCGCTTTTTTGGCTTTCTCGGCAACAATCTGACGTGCCGCCAGCGTATGCTCGATATCTGATTCTTTCTTAACCCCAGCAGGCACGCTGTGTGGCGCCACACGCAGTGATGCAGCGGCTACCTCTTCAGGGATCAGATCGATAACCTCGTTGACCCATGCCCACCAGCAAAGCTCTGGCAACGTAAGCTGGTGGGATTCGTCAAACATGAAGTGCGCTCGGGCGCGGTATACAACAAAATCAGCCACATTCTGCTCTGCCAGCTTATTCAGAATCGGGCTCGTCTGCTCACGGTATTTGTGCTGGTGATGCCAGCACATCCTGATGCTATGGTCGCCGTATTCCATCACGCTGACGTTCTTGTCGTGATACCCATCGGTGCTGGCGCACTGGCATTCAAAACCACGGGCTAACCAATCGCGCATAGCGGCAGACCCACCAGCAGCGCTTAGCACTCGCTCATGTGTGAAGAACGAGCGGAAACGTGGGTCAGTTGCCAATTGCTGTTCTACTGTCGGCAGCTCACCAGATGGCATCTCGCGGAATTCAGGCGGAACTCTTGTCACCATGACCCGATCACCGAACAACGACATCAGATCAGCACCTGGTTTCAATATCACCTGGCCGAGCTCGCTGATGATGATAGGTTTCAACAAGCAGCGCATGGCATCACCTCGCTGATTCTCAGTTCCACTTTCCCGCCTTTCGTGACCGGTCCCCACTCCGCCTCGATGCGCTTAATCTGGCTGTCATCCAGCCAAACACCAGCCTGCGTCATCGCATCGAACAATGCCTTGAAGTAGTTATCCAGATCCCGGCGCGCTTTATTCGGTGGGCAGAACACCACATGAACCGAAATATTCGTGCTGATCGGCTTCGGCCGGCGGCGCAGTTGCTCGATTACCTGTGCGACAGCCTCTACCTGAAACGCCCTACCGCGCTCACTGACCAAAGTGCGACCACGCGATGAACCCTTGTTAGGGGAACGCCAGTAGCCGTTGACGCTTGGAGGAAATGGCAATGTCAAAATCATGGCTTACCCTCTCCTGTTTTCTGCGCCACCAGCTTATCGCCAGCCTCCACCAGCGCACGTTTCACATCTGCCAGCCTAAATTGCGCCGTCTTGATGCGGCCTTTGCAGTTCACCTCTTCCCGTTTCAGCTTCTCCAGCCCTTCCCGGTGCTGTTTGATCTCGCCGCGCAGCACACGCAGCTCCCAGTCCAGCTTCGTTTCGCCCTTTGCCAGTGATAGCAGGTGATCGAAGGCGTCGATCACGGCACCGCACTGGCGACACGTTACTTTGCGCTCGTGCTCCGACACGGACACGGCACCGTGGAAGCAACGATGGGACAGCCGTTCATCTTCTTCGACAAAGTTCCGCATTTCCTTGATATCGGCGTTCTCATCGAAGCGCTTTGTAAACGCCAAAACCTTGGCGCTGTTATCTGGGTATTGGGTTTCGTCACTCACGATATCACCTCGACTTTCCCCGGCATCAAAGCCACCGACTGTTCACACTGATTCCCCCACGTATGCCACCCATCGCCTTGCTGGCGTGCGAAAAGCTCTATGCGTGGAACATCCCCCAGCAATTGAACAAGCTTTTCGCGAAAAGCATCAGGCTTAGCGCTATGCTCCATTCTTGGCGCCGTGACGTGCTGGCAGATCGAAGCATCAATTCGTGGTGGCAATTTCCCCCTGACAGCAAATAGACAATCCTCGCTGTTGGCGCGTGTCATGTGACCCATACCGATTGCACTGTTTCCCTTCACTCGGTTTGTTTTGTGCCAAGTGAAGCCCTTCATCGTCATCAGTCTGAATCCCCATGACCGCATTACCTGCAGCGCCTCTTCCGGTTGCGTCGGCACCCACCACATAGCCAAAAGGCACGAGTCAGCAGCCAGCTCCCAGACCGGCAGACGACAGATATCAGCAACTGTCATCGTTGGGTACTTGAAACCTGCACCACGCTTCCCATCAGCGCACTTATCGTTGTAGGTCCAAGGTGGATCTGCGTAAATCAGTGAATATTTCATGCAAAACTCCCTTCTGCCTTACGAACCAGATAGCGCACTACGCAGTAATCAGTGCTGAACCGCTGGCGTTGCCATTCAATCAACCAGCCCTGACGCTGGGCGTACTTTCGAAAATCCCCGCGTTCTTGCCATGTGCGGCGGGCCTCTCGGAGCATCCACCAGCGCCACATGCGATGAGCTATAACCAGCAGCGGCATAACCTCAATTCCAGATACGCACTTCATGCTGAAGGCTCCTTCTCAACGGCAACCAGGCGGTAGAAATAAACCCATTTCCCTGATTTGCTTTTCGCCATCCGGCGTTCCTTAATCAGCCCCTGGAATGGCTTGCTGAATTCACGCAGACGAGCGCTGATAGCTGCTTGCGTGTCGTAGACGCCGTACATCTCCACCACCAGCCGTTCAAGGTCACGCAATGTGCGCCACGTTGCACCTGCTGCGGCATTACGGACGCGGCAAATCTGGCTATCTGGGTTGTCTTTCAGGAAACCTTCGCGCACCAATCGATGAATGCCTTTGTTGATACGTTCGCTTTCTAATGCGTCTACCGGGATCGATAATTTCTTCATGATGGGTTCCCCTCTCGCTTCGAGCGGATGCGCGCCAGCAGCTCTTCACCTTTACGCTGAAATTTGCCGTCTTTGTCGATTAGCTCTGACGGCGCCGGGATGTGTTGCTTGTGGGCGATTTGTGGCGCAGGGGTTGGCACTCGTTCGCCCTTTGCAAGCCGTTTAGCCCATCGGTTGAGGTGCTGCTGAATTGATTTGCGGATTTCGCTTTCGGTGTAGTTGTGCTGAAGCATCAGATGACGAACGTCGATCACAATCCAGTACATGACCGGCGCCGACCAGTTGAAATCTTCAGGCCGGGCATGCTGACCGCGATTCGCGTTGTAGCGCTTGAACTCCGCTTCAACGTCATCAACAGATGGCAGGCCCGCATTCTCGGCTGCGCCAGCCTTACACCAGCCAATAAACTTTCCACAGCTCGGCCAGAAGTCGCTTTCTTGCTGACGAGCCATGCGCATGCCGGCCTGCAGTTGCTCAACGGAGGTAATCCCATTCTCCGCGAATGCCAGGATCCACTGACGTTTTGCGGCTGCCACTTCTGCTGGCGTGCTCAGTGCTGTTTGCTTAGCGGCGGGAAAGACTTGCATGAGATTGACGAACAGCAGATCAACCAATTTTTCAGCGTTTCCGTTAACCACTCGCGCCTGCGGTTCTGCCGGCATCATCCGCGCCAGTGCGTTACCATCGCGATTTTGGACAGCACTCATGAATTTATTCATAGGGTGTTCTCCCATGCTTCAGCAGTGTTCCAATGGCCACCGGCCGGTGATGCGGGGTTAACGCTAAGCTTCAGCGTCAGATCATCCCACTTCTCGCGCAGCTTTGACGGGCTCAGGATGTTCTTGCACCAGAATGGATCCCTGTTTGCCTTCGCGAACAGCTCGCAGATCTGCTTGTGCGTGCGGCCGTCCTGAGAACACATCAGGCGGATTTCGTTTGCCCAGTCTGCCCAGTTAGGCTCCTTCGGTCTGGCGACTTCCCCATCGCTTTCTGCAGCTTGCTCGTACAGCTTCACGATGCGAGAGCGGATCCACTCCGCGCACTTCAGGTCTTCAGCACGGCCCCAGATTTTTTTCTTGGCACTGAATACCACCGCCTCAGGGTGCCGAGATAAAAACTTCTCATCGCCTGATTCGTCGGGTTGCGGAGCGACCGGACAAGAAGGGTTTTGGTCTTTAGGTTCTAATGACTGGTTCTGGTGCCACGTGCTGCCACAGGGGGTGCCACCAGATGACACAGGGGCTGTGTTTTCTGACGCCTCACCTGTGCTTTTTCCTGACCCACCTGTGTTTTTTGGTGGCATAGGGGCTGTGCTTTTACGCGAAACAGGGGCTGTGTTTTCTGACGACACAGGGTTACCAAGTGTCAGTTGGTAAATGTTTGATGTATTACCTTTTCCGTTATTAACGCCAAGGCGGTTCTCTTTCGAGAGCAGCCCCATTTTTATCAGTGCAGTGATATGAGCCTTCACGGCGCTCTTGCTGCACTCGCAATGGTCAGCAATGTGTTGATAGGACGGCCAGCATTCGCCTTCATCATTGGCGTTATCAGCCATCTTAATCAGCACCAGCTTACGCAGGGGATTGCCAACCTTTATGCTCATTGCTTGAGCCATCAGGTTCATGCTCATGCAGCAGCTCCCGGCGCCGGCAGTGCCAAATACTTGAAACGATCCACAACTTCCTGCAACGCGCTGTGGGTGACAGGCATCCAGCCGCCAGGTATTCTCATCACATAACGCAACGGCATGAGCGGCTTGGAACAGCTTGAAGCCACACATCGAAATTGCCCACGCAGCCGACTATCTGCTAATCTGTTCATGCGTTAATTACTCCACACGTTTAATTGATGCACTCGACGCCCGGGACCGCATATCCTGGGCGTCACCTTCTCCAAACATCATCACAGTCACCGCGTAAATCTCAGCCACCAGCGATTGGATCCGGTAACCCTTAGCTTTCAGCTTTTTGCTCTCTTCGTTGTCTAGCACCCCATCTGCAGTAAATTCGTTATGTGCCTTGGCAAACAATCCCAGCGCCGACATCAGTTCGTTGAACTTCACCAGCAACTCTTCGTTGTCCACCTGCTCAATCTCCGGTAGCTTCACGAAAACGCCACCAGCCCGTTTGCACATGGCTTCCGTGATATCGCTGCGGCCTGAAATTGATTCCATTTCAACTGCCATGCCCAGCGGAACGACTTGGCCAGACACCTGGCGAACCCTGTTGCGTAATGCGTTTTCAGTGCCAGACACTGGATCTAACTGCAGAGCCATCGCGCTGTACTTGCCTGGGAACAACGTGATCAGCTTGTGTATCGCTTCGCTGATGTCGTCCTGTGTTGGGAAATCTTTGTTGTCCACAAGGTTTCTCCGCTTCTGTGGTTTTGGTTAAGCCGCTGGCGCGGTAGACTTTTTGTAAAGATCAGGGTCGTACTTCAACTCCCCCCCTGTGATGTGTTCAATTTTCATGGCCTGCTTTTCTGGAATAATTGTCCCCCAACGGCAAACTGCTGGGTGCTTTATTCCCAAGGCGACGGCTGTATTAACAACACCCCCGAAATGGGAAATTACTGTTTCTTTGTTCATAGAAACTCCTTGTTGGTTTACACGATAAAGGTAACAAAAGGTACATCATAAAGCAAACACCTTTCACCTTCATATCGCGTAACATTGGTTACATGAAAACAGCAATGAATGACCGTATTCGCATGAGGCGATTGCAGCTGAATATGACACAGCTGCAGTTAGCTAAGGCCGTTGGTGTGAGCCGCGTTTCAGTTACCAAATGGGAAACTGGAACCACACAACCAGACGGTGAAAATCTACATGTATTGGCCCAGGTTCTTTCTGTAAAACCTGAGTGGCTTCTCTATGCCCAGGGCGAACCAGAGAACAAAGATGATACAAGGCTTAAACCGATTATCGCGAACCCTATCAATGTCCCGGTAATTTCTTCCGTGCAGGCTGGATCATGGACTGATTCATATAGCTCTGCGCGTATTTCAGATGTACTTAGATGGTGTAGTACGACAGTGAATGTTTCTGATGATGCCTTTGGGCTTGATGTTCGCGGTGAGTCTATGACTAATCCTCATGGCAGCCCAACAATTCCAGAGGGGTCCACAGTAATCGTTGAACCTCATTATGGTTCAGTCGAAGAATTATCGGGACGGATCGTTGTTGCGATGATAGATGGAAGCTCTGAAGCCACTATAAAAAAATTGGTTATCGATGGCCCTAACAAATACCTCATGCCACTAAACCCAAATTTCAAACCTATTGAAATTGATGGTAATTGCAGGATTATAGGAAGAGTAGTCCAAGTCACACAAGACCTCTAAGCACCAATCAAGCCCCAGCCAGGGGCTTTTTTTTACCCATCAACGTACCTTTAAGTACATTTCGCGCTTGACTGAAAAGGTAACTATAGTTACATTGATTACATCAGCAGCGAACAGGCAGGACGCCCACGAAGTAGCCGCCCGAGGCACACGAAGATCGGGATGATTCGCTGAACCAGGCTTACACCAGAGGGTTACACGATGAACGCAGCACAACGCCGCAAGGCATATCGCAAGCATCCAAAAGCCGGTGAAACCGTAATTCTTCGCGGAGTTCCCCGCCTGGTGCTGGGGCCATGCACATTCAATAGCTACACCGGCGAAGAACGCGCAAAGCCGTCAGTAAGCCGTGTTCGCGTGCAGATGAGCGGCGGTTCAACGGCAGCGCCTCTGATTCGCAACTTAACGTTCTAACACCCACCGCGCCCTACGGGCCGCACTGAGGCAAGCATGAGCAAAAGAGGTTGGCGGTCTTTGGTTTATTGCGTTGTTGGTTGTGCCGTTTTCTGGTGGTTGCCGTGGCTGTTAGTAGTTGTCGCCGGGTAACCGGCGCACATCGGGCTGATCACTCCCCGACTCCTTAATTCTGGAAGCGGTGACGGATCCTAACCATGAGTGATCAGCCCAATGTGGTTCAAGGCTGGAAACTTCGGGGGCGTTGTTTACCAGCCACCAAACCAAATGCGCCGGGCCGGCGGCACTGCAGCGAAAGCGAGCGCAGATATCCGGCAGCGCCCATTGCTGTATGTTTAGTGAAGCCTTTGGCGGCTGTTCCTAGGTTGGTGTCAGCCGCTATTTTTTCACATATCTGGTGGCGTACTGTGTCGGTCCCTAATTTATATCTACACAGTATAAATACCCGGCGCGGTGCGCCACCTGATGTGTGAGTAATTAACCGGGAGCCAGCGCTATGCGGGCGTCGGGCCTCCCTTCTTAAAACCCGATTTTCTATCTGCGGAAAATTGCCAGTTTCTGGCAGGGATTCGCTTTGCCGAAAATCAGTGTGGGGTAATTAACGTATGAGCTGGATTACCACTTTTACAGGCCGTCACTTGGACTATGCGGCGCCTGCAGTCGAAAGCATCTGTATTGAGGATATCGCCCAGGCACTGTCCCATGAATGCCGCTTTGCCGGCCACCTGCCGAACTTCTATAGCGTGGCTCAGCACTCAGTGCTGTGCAGTCAAATCGTGGCGCCTGAGTTTGCCCTGGAAGCGCTGATGCACGATGCCACAGAAGCCTATTGCAAAGACATCCCGGCGCCACTCAAACGCATGCTTCCAGATTATCAGCGGATCGAGGACCAATTCGACGCTGTGATTCGCCAACGCTTCGGCCTACCACTACAGATGGATATTGCTGTGAAGTATGCAGACCTGGTGATGCTGGCTACCGAACGCCGGGATCTTGATATCGATGATGGTCAGGTATGGCAAATGTTGGAAGGTGTTTTCCCAGCGGACATCGTAATTAATCCGGTGATGCCGCTACAGGCGCGGGCAATGTTCATTGCTCGGTTTAATGAGCTGACCGAATGGGGAGTGCTGTGATGGTTAACGTTAAGCATGGAGATAAACGGCATGGCTAAAAACTCAACTGAGGCCTACGGCGCCAGCGGTAAAACCAACGTACTCAATTTTGAGCCCGAACGGCTGCACCTGGTAACTGATAGATCGCACCCTCTCTACGATGAGCGCATTCACTTGCCTCTTGATGAGGCAATGATATTGAACATCATGGATCAGGGGGTACTGGAGCCTATCATCGTTTGGAAAGACCCTGAAACCGGCCTCTCATGCGTGGTTGCTGGCAGACAGCGGGTGCGGCATACCCTGGAGGCTAATACACGCCTGGTGAAAGAGGGAAAGAAACCGAAACTCGTTCCTGCCGTTGTCAAACGCGGCTCTGCTGTTCGCATGGCACAGGCAATGATCAGCGAAAACGAAATTCGCCGAGCTGATACACCACTGGGCCGTGCTAAAAAAATGGCAGATGCGTTAGAACGTGGCCACGATGAGGCTGATTTGTCACTGATGTTTGGCGTCGGTGTGCAGACGATCCGCGCCACACTCGCCCTACTCGATGCCACTCAGGCCGTTAAAGATGCGGTGGAGTCTGGCGACATTACCGTTACCCAGGCGCGCCAGCTGGCGAACCTCTCACCCGACGAACAGCGTGAAAAGGTGAAAGAGGTTGAAGAGGCCACAGCCGGCACCAAAGGCCACGAAAAGGCACGCCGGCAGCGCCAGGTGATCGGTGATGCAAAACCCCGCCTGAAGTCCCGAAAAGAAATCACGAAAGCCCTTGAGGGTGCGAGCGGTGATTACGCTCAGGCGCTCCGCTGGGTGCTGGGAGATGACGAATGACACCCTTCAAGCGCTTTACCCCTGACTACAAAATGCACGCCGTTCGATTTGAGGCTTTCGCGCGTGAAGCTGAGCACGGTGAATACGTCAAGTTTGATGCCCACCAGCAGGTAGTGATCGCCCTGGAGGCTGAGCGCGATGCGCAGCAGAAACGAGCCGATGCGCTGGCTGTGGAGAATGCGGCGCTGAAGCGCGAGCGCTCTGAACTGAGTGCTATCGGCGAGCTAATCCGCACCCAAGATAACCGTATAACTGACCAGCCATTTTTTGCAGTCATGACCAAGCGGGAAATCGTCGCCTCTGAAGACCACGACTGCGACCGTATTTGCTGGGTTGAAAACCAGAGTGGCGATTATGTCGAAGCCACAGAAACACAGCATCGGCGCTTGGAGGCCATCTATCAGGCCAAATACGAAGTTAGGGATGGCTGGGATAGATACGCCATGAAAGAGATTGATGTGTTTGTGACCGGCTGCTTTACCGAGCAAGGTTGCAAAGACTACATCAATAAAAATGGTCACAACCTCAACAAGCCGTTCATTTACGCCTTTGGAAGCTATCGCAACGATGAATATCAGATGGTACGGAAATTCATCATGCAGATACCTGAAACCCCAGCCACTGACGCAGCACTTGCAGCTATCCGTGATGCAGTTCTTGACCGGGTAATTTCCAAGCTTGGCGCGATGGGCTCTCCTGATGTCACCCTGATGGCCGTACAGGCTTTAAAAAACGAGCTGCAGGAGGCCAAATGAAAGAGCGCCCAGTGATGCCAGCAAATGAACTGAAGCCACTTTCAGATTGGTTGCTAAGCGGAGAATACCTGCCGGAGTTTATGCGCGACTTCCATGCCCAAAAAGATGTGTTCAAGTCAATGCACCACGTCATCGCAAACGCCGACCAAAACGGCAACGCGCGCGATGGTCATATCTACGTTGTTGATACCTTCCTTTGGTACATGGCTCGCTGTGGTTACACACTGCAGAGAAGCCGTAAACAGGTCAAATTTCGCAGCATGGAAGATGATATCGACAAGATGAGAAGTGCTGTTCATGAAGCTTTTACAAAAGCGATGACCGGTGACAGCGCTAGGGAGGTGGAGCGTGGCAAAGCTGACTAAGGCGCAGCGCGCAGAATTGCGGGAGAAGTTTGGCGGGCGGTGCGCGTACTGCGGTTGCGTACTGCCAGAAAAAGGCTGGCACGCCGACCATGTTGAACCTGTGATGCGTGAATCGGAGCAGGACATGGCGGCAGCGGCTAAAGGCCTGTTCAAGCTGAAGGCCACCGGAAAGGTCTGGCACGAAAGCCGCGACTGCATAGAGAACCTAAACCCGGCGTGCGCCCCGTGCAACCTGTTCAAAACGACTTTCAGCCTCGAAACGTTCCGCGAGCAGATAGCAGCCCAGGCGGAGAGAGCTCGAGCGTATAGCGTCAACTTCCGCACAGCTGAGCGCTTTGGCTTGGTGAGCGTCGTCGATGCACCTGTCGTCTTTTGGTTTGAGCGCTATCAGGAGTCCCAGCATGGCTAAGCGTAAGGCCAACATTATCGAAAGCGCGTGCAGATGCGGTGAAGGGAAAGTAACAGAGCTCAAACCCCTCTACTCGCAAGAGTACGTCTCCGCCCTGCTGGCGCGCATCGAAGAACTTGAGGGCAAAGAGAAAGCTCGCACAAAGCTGATAGAGGACACGTGGAACAACATTCCGATGTGGCAGCCGCCCAAACACACCGGCAGGGGAGCATGAGCAATGGATAAATTCAGCGAACTGAAAGCGGCCGCAATGGCCGCAACTCCGGGGCCGTGGAGTTGGAAGCTGGACGGAATTTTTTACTATCTGTCGCCTGAGGGCGTAAACAATCCCCTGTTTCGAATTATTGACGATGGTAGCGCATGGGGTGAATACGCAGAAACTATCGAGCATGACGGCCACGACGCACGGTACATCGCCGCTGCTAACCCTGCTGTCGTTCTCGCCCTGCTGGCAGAGCTGGAAGCGAAGGATAAGCACATCGCCGAGCTGTCACGCCTGCTGGCGCACAATATCGAGCGTGCCGAAGAAGCAGAGGCTATGAGACGACAATAACTC